GTGAATTTCGCCTTATCACTGAACTCATCTGGTAAGAGTATATACCCTTACAAGCTGGCTGTCAACAGGTATACAAGTTCAGTTGGGGATAAACTCCATTTCTTTTATTCGACATTGATTATATGGCTTAGTATAGGCGTGGTATGGGAGGTGGGGTTTATTCACTTCTTGATTTCTACCGTTACAATCGTGTCATTCTTACTGCCGCCATGAGCGATACACATGATTTCTATAATTTCAAAGCCGCGTTTTTTTCCGAAACCATTTGTATTCCAACCGCATGAAATAACATAACCGCCCTTTTTTACTTTTTCACATAGAATGCTTTTAGGTATTTCATAGAAACGCATGTCGGTCATTTCTTTGGTAGGCTTTTGTCCGACAATTTGATAATGCTCTTTCACTTGCGTAAATGAATATGGAGGGTCATAAAGAACGCCGTCTAATTCTCCGCCCAACGCTTTGCAGAAGTCCCTTGCTTCCATGTGATATTTTGCTTTCCGTGCAGGATTATGGTCATTAGTATATTCAGCAGGACTATTTTCTCCGGCAAAGGGGTCTGCCCAGTTACGTCCATCGCCGACATATTTATCGAGTAAAACTTTGATGGGGTGTATGGTGAATGTCCATGCGGACGGCATAGCCCATACACGGGTAAATACGATATTTTTTTCCTCGAATTTTCCTTTATAAAGTTGAGCTTGGTTCATTTCTTCTTCATTATGAACTAGGGTTTTGGTAAAATATCGCCGATTGATTTCATACCGCCGCGTTCGTCATCTTTCTTTTCTATCATTGGCCTTATTTCTGATAACGGTAAAGACATTTTTTCTACGGGTTCTTCTTGAGCTACTAACTTTGCAAGGGATAGTAAATCTCGGATTTTGGTATCTATTTTTTTAGCCCTTATTTCATTCCAGTCATCGCTATCAAGTTCATGGGTTGCGTTCCAGCCCATTGTAGATTGATAGTCTGGTTCGATCCCCCGAATTGAGCTACCGATGACAGCTACACCATTATTGAAAACTGTCCGTTCTTCGGGGTGATAAAACAAACGATATGCCTTATGAGCTTCTTCTCCCTCAATGGTGTATTTCTGGTCTTCGCGGAAGCCTGTGATTATTTTTACTTTTAATGTCATATAATTTTTGTTTCTTGTTTTTTTAATTTGTAATAGGAATTAGCTAATTTAACCCAGTTAAGTTTAAGCTCATAGGGGGTAGTAATTTGTCCAATGTACAATTTCTGTTGGTTAATTTCTGGTAAATGCGGCACAAGTTCAAGTACTTTTTCGATGGTATATTCCTCGATAAGAAAATCACATGCAGACCTTTGAGTGATATTTCCATAATAGGTTTTGTTTTTAGGGTCTATTCCCTCAAATGCTTTTATTATTTGTTCTCCTAAAGGATTAAAACTCCTTTTTTTGGCTTTAGCCACTGTATTCGTATTAGAGTTAGTATTAGTATTAGAATTAGAATTAGAATTAGAATATATGATACCCTCATTAGACCTATGTATATGGTATCCATACCCTATCAATACATCTATGATGTGAGGGGGTACATTTTTCAATTCTAAGCTTATTCCTTGCTGTACTTTTACACTTGTCGTAGATTGATGTTTAATGAAGTTTTTTATACATACCCATTCTTCGGTGTATATTATTTTTTCCTTCATCTTTCCGATCATTTTAATAAGCATTTCACTTTCAATACCTGTTTCAAAAGCCATTGTTCGTAATGGTAATTCGTATATTCCTGCTATGTTCGTATGTTCGTTTGTGAGAAAGTATAAAAACAAATATCGCTCTAATGGGTCGAGATGGCTGATAAAAGCATCGTTCCAAAACTTCGTATTTACATATCGTTGTTTTGCCATAAGATTTTATAATTCGTCATTTTTGTGTTCACTGACATATTTCAAAAAATCAGCAATCGTCTTCCATTGAGGCTCGATTTCTGGCACAAGATTTTGCGTATAAATGCTTGCAATTTTATACAATCTTATGAGGGAAATCGGCCGTTGTTTTTTATTTTCCATGATTGATATATTATATAGGATATGTAAAATATGTACAAGTGCCTAAAAACGGCAAGAATGTGGATAACTCTGTACATTGTGTTCATATCCCATTGTGCTATACTTTACCCAGTCTGATTTACAACATCGTACGGCGAGCCTCCTATAGAAATATAGGAATGTCAGCATATGCCTCTGACAGTTAGTGAATTTCCTGTTGGGGGCTCACCGTGTGATTATTGACAAATCGTAGTTTCTTTGCTGAAGCCAGCACATTCGTTCGACTCACAATCCATCGCAGGCAATCAAGGGGAATTTCATACTATATTTGCGGCGTTACACATCGCCCACTCCGCCAGAGCGTACGGCCTCCACTTCATGCTTCAGCAGGTGCGCCGTGCGGCTCTAGCAAAGAGACTGTGATTAAAATGATTTTTCTTTTCCAACGTTTCGACGCTAGGAAACTTCTGGGTCGAGCCTTATCATTGAAGTAAAACCCCATGGTATGGAGAAGAAAGGTCAGATTTAATAATAAAAATTATCATGGCAAATTACGAAGAGGAAGAATCAAAAAAAAAGATAAACAAGTTTTTAAAAGAATACCAAGAATTGGTAAAGAAGTACGATGTGGAGTTATTCGCCGCTCCGCAATTAGCCCCATCGGGAGAGAGAGGCTTTAACATCATTGGCATCGTCGTGCCGATAGACAAAGCACGAGGCGGAGTTAAGAGCCCTATTGGGGACACGGTTGGAGATGTAAAAAATGGTGATATACTCAAATGATTAACTTCCTTTTAGGTTTAATAACTGGTATACTTATCTCATTGCTTAACGTGCTTTTGTACCAAAAAAAGGTTCAAACAAAAGTGCAAGAAAAGGTCGAAAAATTACTGGGTAAAAGTCAAATGGCTGTATCAGTCAGCCTTGAAGACGAATTGAAAGACATTTCATTATGAATGATAATTTTATTCCATTCAGAGGATATATTGAAGTTTCGCCTATTGATGCTACGGGAGTATTAGTGTCAGATGAAAAAAAGTGGACTGAAAAAGCCATTGTTATTAACTTTAGCAGTTGGTGGCAAAAATTTTGGTGGAAATTAACTATCGGTAGCATAGTCTTCTTCCGTCCTCATGGGTTCTTTGAACTGGTCGAACACGAGGGAAAGAAACATTATGTGGTTAGAGTTTCACCAGAGTTTATCCTCGGAATTATCAAACATGAACCCTCTGTGGCAAAACAGTAAATGTCCGAGCGGCCTCTGGCTTCACGACTTCCAAGTCAACAGATACTTTGAAGACGGAGTAGAGGACGTGTGTACAAGGTGTGGACAAGCGGAGTTTTTCCGCAGTCGAGACCCAAACGAACGCTTCCTTTCCTATCATTTACGAGCTATACTTAATCATAATTTCCCAGAGTTTTACATAGAATATGACAAAAGATAATTTACACACATACGCTACATCGCGCGATAGACTTATTTCCGGCATTAAGAAAGTGGCAGAAGTTATTAAGCCTACATACGGACCCGCAGGTGGCAATGTGGCTATGGAAGTAGAGTTCTATCCAGGACATTCCGTATACAACGACGGTAAGAAGATTACCGACATGATTTACCTCGAAGACCCTGTTGAACAGATGGGAGCGAACATGCTCAAGGAGGCTTGTGATAAACAGGAACGCGAGTGTGGCGATGGACGAAAGACTACTTGTCTATTGGTAAATGCGATACTTACCGAGGGAATAAAATCAAACAAAAAACCTCTTGAACTCAAGCGAGAACTCGACGCCGAACTTCCTAAAATCATTGCGGAGATAGACAAACAGAAAAAGGAAATACCCATTGACGAGATAGGGAATATTGCCAAGATAGCTTCCGAATCCGAAGAAATCGGCAATCTTATCGGTGAAATCTACCCTCAAATCGGCAGGGAAGGCATCATTGAAGTTGAATCATCGAACGTACCCCAAACATTCTATGAAGTGGTGGACGGTACTCGGCTTCACGGAGCTAGGAAGATACTCGACATAGTCCCTTACCAGAGCGTTTCAATCGTCGAAGACGCTAAAGTCCTAATTGTGAGGGATAAAATCGCGTCCAAGAGGCAAATAGAAAGCGTATATAAGAAGTTAAAGACAAGAGAGGTTGTACTTTACTGCGATGAGATAGAACAGAATGTCCTTGCGTCTCTTGCTAAAACCAACATCGCCGCTTTGAATGGTGAAGACGTTATCAAAACCCTTGTCATTAAAAGTCCTGTCATGTTCAAGGATTGGCTTTTTGAAGACCTCGAGGAAATGACGGGTGCCATTGCCATTGACTCATCGTTAGGCGCAACATTTGAGGGTTTCAAGGAAGAATGGCTAGGGTCTGTGAAGACATGGAAAGCGGAGAAAGACGAATCACGTCTGAATGGTACGAAAGATATTTCAGCCCACATTGTAGCAATAGAAAAGGCTATCACTGAAGAAAAGAAAGAGGAATACCGGCCACGCTTAGGTTGGCTCAACACTAAAGTGGCAATACTTAAAGTAGGAGCAAACTCCGAAAGTGAGCTATCATGGAAGATAAAGAAGACCATTGACGCTTCCAATGCTTCACGCTTGGCCTTGAAAGACGGAGTAGTGCAAGGTTCAGGATTGGCATTTGGTCATGGAATACGAGCTACATCTAGCGATATTTTGAAAGCCGCGCTTGAAGCACCATCAAAATGTTTGGTAGAAAACAATGGTGGAAAACTTATTGAGATAAACGAAACATTCTTAAACACCGTTCTTGACCCTTGGATTGTAATTAAATCCGCTTTAACGACAGCAGTATCACTTTCTGGTATAATCTTAACTACGAAAGGAGCACTGGTAGTACCAGAATATTACAAGGAACTAGCCCGACAAATGCAACAAAGACGACAATGAGTATAGGATCTCACAATAGAATATATTCAGTTCATAATGTTATTAAACATGAACTGTTTGACAGGGAATTAAGAAAACAACATGGACAAAGATCAAAATTACATTGGCAAAGAGAACATCATTGTGCCCCTAAAATGGAAACTGTTGATTGTACTCAATGCCATAGGAAAATGAAAAAGTCTTTTGCAGATTTACAATTGCATTATGGAAAGAAAAACGCCCCTATTTGTATTCCATGTATCGAAGGAAAACCGCGTAAACCTCTCAATATAAAAAAATGAAATTATTTAGCAAATGCGACAAGTGTCATAAACGAAGCCTATTCATAAGATACTGGACTTTCAACATGCCCTACCAAAAGACAACCATGAAATCAAAGTCAATGTACTGCATGAAGTGCGCCTATGAATTAAAGAAAGGGTTTGATATGATGAAGAAATCTAATGAGCAACAGCCTAACTAAAAAAGAAAAAGGCTTTGTACAAGACTATGTAAAAACAGGGAATGGTACTCTTGCGGCTAGTAATAACTATGATGTAAAAGACGATAATTCTGCCGCAGTTATAGCTAGTAAGGGGTTAAGAAAAGCTAAGATACAGAAAGCTATAAAGTCAATAGCTGAACAAATACCAGATAGACTATTAGTTGAAGTTCATAATGAAGGCCTACAAGCAAGTAAAAAGGTATTTAAGAACAATAATGAAAGTGGGGAAATAGAAGAAGTTAGCGAAGAACCTGATTACGCAGTGCGTCATAAATATCTTGATAGTGCATATAAACTGAAGGGAACATACGCCCCAGAGAAAACCGAAAATAAAACCGTAGTAAACGTAGTCAGTCCTGAATCACTAGCCTTAGCAAAAGAATATGAAGAAAAGTTAAAGAAGAAACTATGATATGCTCCTCGAACAAATCTCAATCATTGCCTTCATCGTCAATAACGGAATAAGGACTGAAACGGGTGAACCATTGGAGTTTCACACCCACCGTTACCTGTACGACATTTACCGTGATAACTCAAAGTATCTTTGCAGTATCAAAGCGGGACAGATAGGCTTCTCGCAGATGGCCATTCTCAAGACGTTGTGGATGGCGAAGAACAGAAAACTTAATGTGGGCTACATACTTCCGACTGTCGAGATGGTGCAGAAGTTTGTTGGTTCAAAGGTCAATCCGATGGCTACACAGAATCCTGTGCTTCTCGATTGGATGAAAGACAAGGATAGCGTGACCCAGAAACAGGTAGGTGAATCCTTTATCCATTACCTTGGAGCGCAGACGGAACGCAGTGCTATCATGCTCTCACTGGACATGCTCGTTGCTGACGAATACGACAAAGCACCACAGAATATATTGGAAACGTATGATAGTCGATTACAACATTCCAAGTTTGGTTACAAATGGGTGTTCTCCAACCCAACATCACCAGACTTCGGTGTAGACAAATACTGGAGAATATCAGACCAGAAGAAATGGCACGTTACGCATTCCTGCAAAGAAGTAGTATTATTGGACGAATCAACAATCAATTATGAAAAAGAAATCTTTGAGTGTCCGAAATGCAAGAAAGAAATCACTGACGAAGAACGGAGGACAGGCGAGTGGATTGCAACATCGAAAGGCGAATGGTCAGGATACTGGATACCACTTTGGATTAACCCACAGAAGTCAGCCAAAGACATCAAAGCACTTAAACAAAACAAGACGGCAGAATACTTCGCCAATTTCGTTGCAGGATTACCTTATATCGGTTCTGGTAATAAAGTGTCAGCACAAACAATCATCCAGTGTCTCCAATCGAAAACAAATGACCAAGCGGACAGACCCATTATTGGTGTCGATACGGGTGTTCCATACCATTTCGTAGTGGCAAACAAAAAAGGATATTTCTATTATGGAAAATTATCAGACCCAAGTACAGGCAGAGACCCTGCTAAAGAACTGGAAGGCCTATTAGCCCGTTGGCCATCATCAATCATCGTTTCAGACGCCAATGGCGACCTTACGCCTATCAGACTATTACGACAGAAATATCCAGGTAGAGTATTCATGTGCTTTTATCGTATACTCAAGAACACGGGAGAAGTGGTAGAATGGGGAACAGGAGACAAGTATGGCGAGGTGTCAGTCAATCGCAATAAGGCCATCCAACAATTCATTGACGAGATGACGGAGAAGCGACACACGTTCAACGGAACTGAATCGGACTGGCACGACTACATAACTCATTGGCTTAACATCTACCGTGAGTGGGAGTATGATGATAGCGGTCTCGTCAATCGTGAGAAAGGTTTTAAGTGGGAACGTAATGGAGCAGACCATTGGGTACATGCAACCATATATGCTCGCGTAGGTTTGGAGAAGTTTCAAGAGCAGATGGCACAAGTAGTCGGCGACAGTTTGCTCGACAGTATCCCTGTGGGAACGATGGGCAATGAAACGATGAAGGAGTGGGACGCTTTGAATGAGTATAATAAAAAATGGTTTTAATATGACTGAACCAACAACAGCAATCTATATGACTATCATGGAACAAGAGCAATACGTTCGCATGATGAAGTATTACAATGTGGTCATAGAACTGGACAGGATTGATTTCTATAGCATGAAGAATTGCAGGGTGGAAATAAACAAAGACAGGGACGGTAACTTATCAGCGGTGAATTATACTATCCACAAGCAGTTGCGTTGACAGATTGAAAGTGGTAGTATTTGGATAACTTAATATAAGACTAACCCTTACGGGCATACGCAAGTGTGCCTATTTTTATGGTATCAAAACAAACCAAAAGAAAAGCATTAACAATTAAAAAGATAGCGGAAGATTCCAACCCCAAACGTATGGACAACAAACCCCATGCCAAAGAGGGAACGTACGGAATTAACCTTAACACCAGAGCTTTAAGCTCATAATTTAATAAATAAAATGGCATTAGAAAAAATAAACACAAATAGAGCAGACCCGTTATATTACAGCAAAAAAACTGGAAAATATAAAGCAGATTTAAGTCGTTTTGGTTTATCCAAGAAAGTCACCGAAGATTCAATAACACCATCAGTAAAATCAATAAGGCGACATCAAATGTCAAAAAAAGAAGCGTTAGCTAAAGCTAAAAAATAAACCATGTCTGTAGATTCAAAGAGCGACCCATTTGCGTTGTCCATATCTGGTGTGAGAAATCTCATCGAGAGTGGCATCAACAAAGTCAAAGGTCAAGGTGCAAATCTTGATGGTGAAGGCGTGGAAGGTGAGAAGATAGACATACTCTCACTTGATATGTCTGATGATGAGCTATTTCGTTTGGCCAAGAAGTGGGAACTGAAATACTCCGACTACGAGCCGAAGATTAAACTGCGCCAAGAGGCCAATAAAGCCTTTTATCTAGGCCAACAGAAACTGGGCAACCCCGCAGGAGTAGACGACAGCTCCGCAATCACCGCTAACCTCATTTTTGAGGCAATGGAGACATTCCTACCGGCCGCCCTCTCAAAGAACCCCGAACCTGTAGTGTGGTCTGATAACTCTCCTATGGGCAATGAGATAGCGGATAATGTAAAGACCATGTTGCAGTACCATGCAGACCAACTGGCTCTGCGGTCTAAACTGTCATTGATGACCCGCAAGTGGGCATTGGACTTTCTCGGAGTATTGAAACACGGCTGGAATAACGACTTACAAGAGATTAAGACTGAAATCAGGGACGCCAAGAACTTTGTCTTTGACCCAGAGGGTTATGTAGACGTGTATGGAGACTTTACCTCATGGATGGGAGAAAAGATTACCGTCAAGGCGGAGAAGTTGATTGAGATGTTTCCTAAAAAGAAAGATGTCATTATCCTCATCGTGGACGGCAAACTCGGTACTGAAGTAACTTACACGGAATGGTGGACTGACGAATACACTTTTTACACGTTGAAAGACACGATACTTGATAAGCACAAGAACCCCCATTTCAATTACTCACAGGACGGACAGGAGGAGGAAAAAGACGAGGCCACAGGAGCTATAACGAAACAGGCCATCGAGGAGATACAGGGCAAGAACCATTTTGCCCATCCCATCAAGCCGTACACGTTCCTATCGGTCTTCAATCTTCAGACACAGCCACATGACGTTACCGGCCTTATCGAACAGAACATACCCAACCAGCGTCTGATCACCCGACGCACGGAACAGCTGGACTTCAACCTTTCACGGGCAAACAACTCAACCGTATTTTCGGGAGAAAACTTCAATCAACAGACGGCCAAACAAGCGGCCACGGGCTGGACTAAAGGACACCCTATTCTTGTCCCTGCTGGTAGACCGATACAAGAAGCCATCATGGACTTCCCGCCGCCAACAGTGCCCGATAGTTTCTTTAAGGAGCTTGAAACAAACAAGGACAATCTACGCTCAATCTTCGGCGTACAGGGAATAACCGCACAAGAGCCGACTGACAACACGACGGCTCGAGGAATGATACTCAATCAGCAGTACGACAACTCCCGCATCGGCGGCGGCATTGGAGACAAACTGGAAATGATTGCCCGCACGGTATTCAACTGGTGGGTACAGCTCTACTATGTCTACTATGATGAACAGCATTTCGCTTCCGTCATTGGTCAATTAAAGGCAACCGAGTATATCCAACTATCCTCACAAAACCTTACTGCACGACTCATCGTTTCGGTCTCGCCTGACAGCATGAAGCCTCACGATGAAATAACCGAGATGAATCAGGCTATGGAACTCATGCAAGGCGGACTACTCGACCCACAGACGTTTTTCACCAGAATTAACTTTCCCAATCCAAAGGAAACAGCGGGACAATATATGCTTTACAAGCTACAGCCCCAGGTTTATTTTCAGCTTAATTTTCCGGAAGAGTTCCAGGCCGCTCAACAGGTAGTTATGCAACAGCAACAGGCACAGATGGCCGCTCAAGGCGGAGCACCACAGCCACAGGGTGGAGGAGGAGCACCGCCCATGCCACCGCAACCGCCAGGTAGCACGGGTGGCGTACCAGCCAATCCAAGTTTAGCAAGTGTCCCTTTACCAAAATAAATTATTAGTGTTATAATAAACAAAAACAATATGTCACACAAGTTAAATAATCCTTATAACCACCCCATGTTAAAGGGTTTCAAGGCTAAAACGGGAACTCTTGAAGAGAAGTTGGCCTATATCCGCAACAGCAAAAAGAATCCAGAAAATGTTGCTAAACTGGATGCATTAAAAGCTAAGAAAAAATATCAAGCATGAGAATAGAAGCAAGAGAACTTAAAAGATAAAGAAGTTAATCAATAACAAACATGGAACCAACAAAAACTGCATATACAAGTATTGCGAAGAATAATAAACTAACCGCTTTACAGAAAAAGAAGTTAAAGAAAATGTCTACTGGAGAGAAAGTCTATAGCTCTCATGAAGACCACATGGACGCAATGCACAAACAATTAGGAATAGGTAAGTATCGAAATCAATAACATGCCACTCACACACAAAGGAAAGGAGATTGAACACGCAATGGAAAAGGAGTATGGAAAAAAAAAGGGCGAGTCTGTATTCTATGCAAGCAAAAACAAAGGCACTATCAAAGGCGTAGAAGGGAAAAAGAAAGCATTATCAGATAAAAAGAAATAGCTATGGACTTATTCAAAGACATCAAAAAGTCAGGCAATGAAAAGCTCAAACATGAAGCTAAGCACGAGTTGTCAGAGCTTGGTGGTGAAAAGAAAGCCGAAGCCTATGAAAAGAAAGTAAAGAAGTCCAAGAAGGAAGCATTGGAAAAGAAGAAGAAAGGCGGACGGGAGTAGTTGACACGGTTTTGATTAGTGGTAGTATTGTAGACAAACCTCATAAAGATTATCCCTTACGGGCACACATTGAAAAATGCGTGTCCGTATTTTTTATGAGCATTATTAACGGTTGTAAAGCTTTCCAGGAATCCATAACAAAAAGCTTGAACTAAGCCTATTGCAAAATAGCAAAACTATGGACAAAACAAACAATGCAGAAGTAGACTTCCTGCAAAATCTGAAGTCAGACGACATTAAGATAAGCGACAACGACGATATTCTCGGAGGAGAGGTGAAGACGGAACCAAAGCCTGAAAAGGTGGAGGACGACGATTCGCCCCGAAACCGCAGAGAACGTAGATTCGTCAGGGAGATGGAGGAAGTCAGAGCCAAAGCCCAGGAAGACCGTGAGGCGAGAATTAAGGCTGAAGAAAGAGCCGCCGCTATCATGGAACTTGGAAATCGTGCCTCGTCTTCTACCGACCCCGATGAAGTCAAGTTCTACGGAGACACACCAGAGGGCAAGTTCGCCAAAGCTTTCATGGAGAAGAAACTCAAGGAAGTGGAGGAACGGGCTTACTCCCGTGCCATAGGTGAAATCCAAAAAGAGAGGGACGAAGTAGCCCAAGAGGAAGCCAAAGATTCCCAGACCATTGACCAGGGCATATCCGCCGTTGAACAGGAGTTTGACGTGGACTTGTCAGGCGATACGAAAGAATCTCTGAAACTCCGCAACGGGTACATAGACTTTCTTGAGAAATTGACAACCAACGATTTCCCCGATTTCGTGTCCTCATTTGAGATATATCAGCAAATCAACAAGAAGCAACCGAACGAAAACACCCAGCGTCAGAAAGCTCTCGCAGATAGGAGCATGACCTCATCTGGCAATACAGGTGCGCCGCAACAGCCAAAGTTTAGAAGCGGCAGGGATTACATAGACTATCTGCAACACATTAACAGCTAACATTATTAACGTTAACATTTAGTATTGAAAGTGTACTTTGAAATTGGTATAATGTGGTTATGATTAAGGCACGAAATAAAGGAGCTGGGCAGAAAAAAGGACATATAGTAAGCCCAGAAACTAGACTCAAGATTAAGATTGCTAATACAGGCAAAAAAAGGACTTTGGAAGTAAGAAGAAAACTTAGCGATATAAAGATAAAAAGCTATGATTCTCAACTTCCCCCTGAAATCTTTATTGAAAATGAGTCAACAAGCGCTAGAAGAAAAAGAGTTAGACGGTGGAGGATTAAGATAAACGGAGGATTTCATTCTCTTGGAGAATGGGAAACCGTAAAAGCTCAATTCAACTGGTCTTGTCCATCATGCTCTAAGTCAGAACCAGAAATAACATTAACGCGTGACCACATTATACCCATTTCAAAGGGTGGTACAGACAACATTGAAAACATACAACCATTATGTCGTAAATGTAACACTCTGAAATCCACAAGCACCATAACGTACTAGACTTAAATTTATCGGACCAAATAACTTAATTACGACCACTACGAACCAGTATCTTGCCCCCGAGTGGCAAGACCAGGTTCTCCGAGATAACCTTTTTTTCGGTAAGATTCTGTCAAAAGTAAAGCGATGGAAGGGTTCACAGATGCTATTCCCTAAACTAACAAATGCTCTGTGTGCCCGGTAAAGACAATCTTGATGGGGAAATAAAATCGAATCTAATATACGGCGAAGTTCCCAAGAGACGACAACCGTAAGGTCTAGTACAAACGGATAACGCCGACCAAGCACATTGACAATTATTATAGGAAACGGTAAGATAGAGTTATGAATGACTTAAACTTATCGTATTTAGCAGGGTTTTTTGACGGTGAGGGTTGCATCAGTATTCTTAAATACTCAAAAGATATCAGTAAGTGGAATCCATCTTATTTCTTACAAGCACAAATTGGACAGAAATATGGTTCAACACTTGACTGGGTAAAAGAAAACTTTGGTGGTAACGTCTACAAAAAGAGAGACCAGACTTGGATTGTTACTAACAACAAAGCCTATGAGTTTATTAAACTTCTCGAACCTTATCTAAAGTATAAAAAACCACAAGCTCAATTAGCTATAAAGTTCTATGAGGAAAGGATAATTGGTGCGAAAAGAAAATGCGCCACTCAACCACACTCTAAAGAAGAAATGGCTTTAAGAGAGGAAATGCTAAAACAAATGAAAATCTTAAAAAGACTATAATAATTAATGTTCGCAGGTTCAGAGACTAAACGAATCGAACTCGAAAGAGTATGTAATAGTCCGAACTACATAGAGATATGTAGATAACACAATTAATCAAGTACCAGAAGGGCATCGCATCCGTTCCTTTCTCCGGCTTCGACGTTCTTCCAATCAACCAGATTCCAACGACAGTAAACATGTTCTTCTATCCTTCCTTCGTTGCAACGAACATTGCAATT